CCGCATCAAAGCCGGCTGATCAGACGCCCTCTCGCATCGCTGCGAACGCATCCTTCATCTCGTCCGGCGTCATCTTGTGGACCGCCGGCTTACGGCCTGTCAGACGGTCAAGATCGGGGAAGCCGGGTCCTGACCATCGTGACAGGACCGCCGTCGTCCTTGCCAGCCAGGCGTCGTTGTGCCGCTGCGTTTCGGCGGCGCGAGTACGGGCCTGAATGGCGATGTCGAACAGCCGTGGAGTCTGACGCCAGAATGAGGCCGGATCAAACCCGGCCTCGATCCACAGCCCTATCGCCCGGTCCCAGCTCCAGCCCTCGCTGGAGCCGCCGCCTTTCCCGCAGTCTTGGCCTCGGGGAAGGTGGCCTTCATCGCCTCCGTCACCTTCTCTGCGGCAGCGACCACACCGACGCCCTGGATGATGTCGCCGACCTCGCGCTCGTCCAGATCGGGGTGATGGGTGGCGAGAGCGAACTGAACCAGTCGCCGGATCTTCCTGAACGAGCTGATGTCGATCGACCCGTTCATGATACCGGGAAATTCGTCCTCGGCATCGCACAGCGCGTTGAAGTCCAGCAGCAGGACATACTCGCCGGCCGCTGGACCCTCGGTGACCTTCAGCGGCACCTCGCCCTTGATCGCGGCCATTTAAGCGGGCTCCTGATAGACCGGCAGGCCGGTGACCTTGATCGGGCAATTCAGGGTCAGCTTGCCCTCGACCTCGCCACCCTCGGTCGGCTTGCCCGTCAGGAAGCCGCTGAAGGTTTCGGTGGCGCCGTCGGGATAGCCGATCTGGAATTCCTGGATGCCGTCGGCCGCAAACAGCACATCGATCTTCGCACGAGCGGCCGGGGTATAGTTGAGGGTCACGTTGGCTTCGCCCGGCTCGATCATCGATGGCTTGTGCTCGCGCGTCTTGTTCGGCGACTTCAGGTGCGTGAAGTCGACACTCGACCGGGTGGGATTCGGCGGCGTGATCGACACCGCCTCGCCGATCTCGGCCCAGACCTTTGGCGTGACGCCGGCCGCCGATGTGCGGTGCGAGAACGACATGCCGTCGGCGGTGATACCCTGGGACTCAGCCATGTTTGATCGGCCCTCCTAGGCCTGGTTGAAGCTGACTCGGACGTCGATGCGCGTCCGGTGAAACTGGTTTGGGCTTTCGCCGAAGCGGCCGCGATCGAGGTCCAGGACGATGCACGACAGGAAGCGGACGCCGCCGGCGACGTGGCGGCGGGGCGGCAGTGCGGAAACGACCGCAACACCGATCTGCTTGGCCTTCAAAAAAGTCTCACCCCAGCAGTCGATCTGGACGCGAGCCTGGACCAGACCCGAGGGTCCAGCCAACGTGTAGTCCGGCGGCGCATCAATCAGGTGCAGGACAACCGACGGAGGCTCGTCTCGCGCCGCCCACTGAATCCGATCTCCCACCAAGGCGGCGAGGCCGCCGCTATCAGCCAGGTGGGCACGCAGGGCTTCTTCCATCGATCACCCCTTCGCCTTCAGGGCCTTGCGCCTAGCGCGGTCGGCAGCCTTATCGATCTCGGCGCCGAGGCTGTCCCTAAGCCGGTCCAGCGTAGGCGTCGCCTCGCGATCCCAGGCCGGCCGCGCGAAGGGTTGCGGCGGATGGTTCTCGTTACCGAATTCCTGCTGGGTGCCGGCGGGGACGTGCTTCCCGTTGACGTCAGCCACGCCGACATAGACCTCGACGTTGGACGGTGAGCGGTTCTGGCGTTTCTGGCGCTTGCCCAGCTTCGTGCCGACCTGAATGGCATCGATCAGATCGCCACTTTCCTCCGGCGCGCGGGCCTTCATCGCATCGGCGACGGGCTCCAGCGCGGCAATGCCGGCACGCCGCAGGACGTTGCGCGCCGTGGCCTTCGAGAATTCGGACAGCGCCGCATCCAGTTCCCTGAAGCCCTGCGTCTTGACCGTGATTTTCATCGCGCGACGGCGTGGATCTCGGTCACATCATCGAAGGGGCGGATATCCTTGATGTCATGGTCCCGGCCGTTGGCCACCACGATCATGTCAGTATCGATGTCGCGACGGGCGTAGATACGGATCACCACCTTGCGCTCGGTGACCTGCCCATCCGACTGCAAGAACTCCCGCCCGCCCGGGTAGGTCAACTTGGCCCACGGCTGGGCCACGACCTCTCGCTCAGAGACCGGCGCCCCTGCCGCATCTCGACCCAGGGGATAGAGTCGGATCAGGGCGACCCTTGTATTCAGCTCGCCCGGATCCATCGTCAGGCCTTGCCGGGCTTCTCGGCCTTGGTCTGGACGACGTCGGCAGGCTCTTCGTCCAGAACGCTGGCCTTCACGGCACGATCAGCGCGGTCGTTCGACACGTCTCCCGACCATCCGGCCGGATATTCCTCGGTCGTCACGTCGTCGATCCGATCGATCCAACGCGACTTCAGCTTGATCGTCTTCATGGCGTTCTCCTCAGGCTAAAGCTGGATCTCTGTGGCGAGCCAACAAAGAGCGAACAGCAGGCGACAGCGGATCTTGGTCTGCGGCGCCTTCGCCGGCTCCTGTTCGAAAGCGCCACAACGTGCCGAGAACCAGAAAGATGGCCGCCCTGACTGGACCTGGCACCGTTCCGGCGGTCCATTCCGTCGGGGAGCGCTTCAAATAGTCCATTACGATCGCTGTCGCGTCTGCTGCCCGCTCTTCAAGCGTCGTGTCCTGGTCGTCGTCGGCAATGCGAAGATGTGCCTTGGCCTCCGACAGGGTGACGAGCGCCGCCATCAGATTTTGACCGTCTCAGCGGGGCGGGCTTGAGGGCCAGCGAAGTCCTTGCCGTCTCGGCCGCGCTTCACGGCCAGGCGCCAGCTCCTGCCCGCTTCGGGCTTGGCGGAAGTGTCTTCCTGGGCAATCCAGAACGAGCCGCCCCAGGTCACGCCGTCGCCCGGAAGGTACTCCTTGCCTTCGGTCCAGACGCCTTGGTCGCGCACATAGGGCACTAGGAGCTCGTGACTGTACGTCGTCTCGCCGGCCGTCCAGCGGAGAACGAGCACCTTGTCCTCGGGCCGCCATTCCGTCTCAAAGTCGGTCAGAGAGAACCCGGCCTCGCCGCGCTTTCCGTGCTCGCCGTCTTGACCATCACGGCCGACGACCGGGCCCAGCTTGCGTACCTCGCCATTGGAGAGCGTGACGTTCAGCGCCCCGTCCCGGTCGATCATGGCGCCTGCCAGACCGATACCGTCCGTTCCATCGCGACCGTCTTGACCATCCTTGGCCTTTGGCAGAGCATCGACCAGGGCTGCGCAGTGGGCCTTGAGGGCGTCCATGTCGGCGGATTGTCCGTCCTGGCCGTCCTTACCTTTCTCAGGCGTGGGCAGGGCCTTCACCAGCTCTGCGCAATGCGCTTTCAACGCGTCCATGTCCGCGCTCTGACCGTCCTCGCCATCCTTCCCGGCTGCGGGCGGGTTGGCAGCCATGTGCCTGGCGACAGCGTCGGCGATCTGTTCCTCGGTCACCGGCTGAGCGTCTTGGCCATCGCGACCGTCCTGGCCGTCTTTGCCGTCGACGCCGTCCTTGGCCGGCCCGCGGGCCTCGAGCTCTGCGATGCGCCTGATCAGCGGCGTCGTGGCCTCGTCGAAATAGCTTCGGACGACCTCGACCATCTGCTCACCGAAGGCTTTACCGTCGAACATGCGCCAGCCCCTTCTGGAGAGCGAACAAGGCTCGGACAGCCTGAAGTTCGGTGTCGTCGTTCGCGGGTTCGGGCGTCGCGACCGGTAGGGGAGGGTTTTGCGACTGATCAATCAGCAGGGCATCCCGGGCGGCGATGGCCTCCAGGCTGTGATCCTGCTGCTGCATGTAGACCGTGGCCCCGCCAACCGGCATCGGCTTCACGCCAACTTTCCGGCGCCGCTCGTCCAGGGTCAGAACACTCTTGGCCTTCTCAAGGGCCTCGTACTGCGTCGCGGTGTCCATCCGCAGGAGGTCGTCCAAGTCGAACTCGGTCCCGTAAGTTTTGCCTCCGACCGTCACGCCGACGCCGATACCCAGGCCTTCGTCCAGGCAGAGCTCGACGCTCTCGACGTGGATCTGGAGGCAGTCGGTATAGTAGGCCTGGTTCAGCGCCTCGACGTTATTATAGGCCGGCGCGGTGCCGACGCCGACCTTGTAAGCCGGGACACCGAACACACTGCAGACCGTTTCGGCAGACCACTTCAGCTGCTCGATCAGCTGCGCATCGGTCGCCTTCACCGCCATGGGCTCGTACGTCAGCCCATCTCCCAAGACGGCGACCTTGCCGACGTTCTGGCCCGTGTAGTTCTGGTCCCAATGAGCCTTTAGGCGCTGGGCCGTCTCGTCGGAGATCGCCGCGGGCGCGGTCAGCACACCACCAGGGTTCGAACCGTTGTTGAAGAAGCGGGTGCTGTTGTTCTGAATTGCCAGACCGCCCGTGGCGGCCAGGCCTGCCGCAAAGATCGGAGATAGGCCGACCAGCGGATGAAACAGGGTGTTCCAGCGATCGTGGATGATCTCGCTCGCCGGCACGACCACGGCGTCTTGGGCCAGGCCTGACAGGGCGTCTTGCTGCAGCTCGTAGAAGACCGAGCCATCGCTTGCGACCAGAGGCTTCACGCGATCGGGCGCGAGGACATATAGGCGAACCACGACGCCCCGATTATCACGCTCCTTCAGGACGTAGACGTTGCCCCGCACCAGCTTGGACTCCATCCAAGCGGTGAAGAATTGGATCCGGTTTTGCCAGCGGTTCGGCTTGCGAAGCACCGGCGAGTAGGCCGGGCTGTCCACCTCGGACCAGATGCCATCGGCGTCCTGTGCGACCAGGCGAAGACGCATTTTCGCGACGTCCGACGCGATCAAGCTGACACAGCGGAACACAGTCGAGTGCGCCAAAACCGAGTCCAGACGGACCTCGACATTCCTTTGCCAGTCACCCGCCATGCCCTCGCGGATCAACGGATGCCAGCTGCCCCGATTATCGACGGGCGATGCGGCCTTGCGCTCTAATGGCAGCACCTCGCGCAGGTCCGATCCGTCCGCGCGGACGCGGTAGCGGGGCTTCACGTTCAGCCCTCGGCTTCTGCGATCTTGGCGGCCAGCGTTGCGGCATCCCAACCCATGAACGGGCGCTTGCCGACCTTGGCCTCATAGACCTTTCGAAGCTCGGCGAGGTCGTCGCCAGACTGCTTCTGAGCCCCGCCCTTGCGACCATCGTTGTCGTGGTCGAGTGGATCGCGAGTTGCGTCGTCGGCGACCAAGTCCGATCGCTCATAGCCAAGGCGGCCGAGCACCCGGGCAAAGCGGGGGTCGCGCGCCTTCATCGCCCGCGTCATATATCCGCTGCGCTTCATCTTGGCCTCCTGACCGAAGAGGGTTGGCGCGCCGCCCCGAG